ACAAACGATCCGGTCTCATATCATTTCCTCCATATATGAATACTCCTGGCGCCTATACTGAGCGCCAGGAGCACCAACCAATCTTAACGCACAGAGTTGTTCACAGCCCAATAGTTGGGATTTGGACTTCCATCCTCCAACAGTTCAGGCTCATTCTCGCGATACAGCCCAATGTATCCGTGCATTAGGTCCCAGTCCCAATGGTTACGTCCAGGACCACGGAACACTTCAGCAGTGCGCTTGGAACGTTGCTCAGGATAGTCCTTGCAAGCCATGTATTCTTTGTAGCTCATACCATCCTGGTATAGTTGCCAGGAGAAGTATCCCATTGTGCCTTCCTCGCGAGGATTGTCAACCAACTTGCGCATACGCAATCCTGCAAATTGACTTGATGTCCTCCCGCCAGGAGCCTTGGGCGTTCCATCCGCCTTTGTAGTGCGCTTCTGCTTCGGTCCACCGCCTTTGCCGGATTGGTATATCTCATACGCGATATCGGTAATGCTGAGCGAATCAATTTGTTTCGTTTCAGCATTAGTGTGGAGTTTAACAATACCGCGCTGCGCAAGGTTCTTTGTGCTACCGACATCAAAGAATGAATTGCGCAATTCTTCCGGCAAACTCTCCATTGGAATTGGAGTTGTTACTTCATTATCAGGAAGCAACTTCAACAATACACCAATATTGAGTTTTTCCTGCGAAGACAATCGCTTTGGACTTGATACGCTTTTTGCGCGTTCCACACGCTCTTGAGTCGCAGCATCCTCCTGAACTTTGTGTTGCTCTTCATCCACAATAGTCACAGCAGGATAATCAGCAACACTAGTATCATTCGGATCAGGCGCGCCAGGAGGAAGAAACTCATTTCCTGGAGCGGTAGACTGTGTAGTCTCAGACACTTGTGTATTCCTTCGCCTGTTACGGGACATCCGCAAACTCCATGATTTATTTGTCAATGAGCATCGCGATAGGTCACTATTCCCCCTATCACATCCTAGCCTAGCCTAGATCGTGGGTCCCGTCTACCTTGTGAAACAATATCATCCGCCATCATAACAATTGGTTATCAAAATGAAAAACGCCCCATCAGACAGGCTCCTGGCGCGCTCCTCAGCCAATCTTGAAATTTAGACCCGTCTCAAAATGCTTGGCGAACATTGCGAGAACAAGCAAGGAACGAACGCGAACGTTGGAGCCCAGGCTACCCTACTAGCGGCGGCAGGCCCCAAACCGCTCTAGCGCCATCCTAGGGGCCATAGCGTTGGTGTCCTCCCTAGGACGCGCCAGGAGCGCCCCTCTGATCCGTCTAATTAATAAGACTGATCGTTGCAAGTTTGGACTAGACTTTCGTCTCAAGATGGCTTACACTACCCTTAATAAATCGACGGTCCCTCTCGGGGGGCGCCTCGGGCACCTAGCCTAAGCCCTGTTCTTTGACAAGGGAATCAGGATACCTCGGGAACCCCTAGGGCAGCAACGCTCTAGAGGCTCCCTAGGGGTTATCTAGCCTAGGGTCCATTCCTAGACTCTAGAGCACCCCTAGTCGGTCTAGGTTTATATCTCGCTCCAGAGGGGGCGGGAGCCTCGGAATAAGCCGCAAGCTTCCCTCTAGCCTTCAGGGCGGGATTAGGGAAGATCGTAACGGATGTTTCGCGTTGGGTGACCATTCCGATGAGGTATCGTGACTTCCCGCATTCTTTGAAAATGTGAATCCGCTTCCCGACTGAAAAGGCTAGGTTCTGCCCGCGCACGTTACGCAGGCCGAAAGGGCCCAGGCTTAGCACTTCAGTTATAGGGGCGGGTTCGGTTATAAGATATCCATTGTTCCTTTCTAGGACAGCCGACGTAGCCCATCAGGGCGGGATTATCGGTTGTAATGTGGCCGTATATGCATTCGTATATACGACGGTGGCAAGCCCGAAAACACAGAGCCTAAACCCTAGAAAGTGAATGTAGTCATGCAAAATCTCGACAAGACGAACGCTGCAGCCCTGAATGCTTTCGAGGCTGGCAATGGGTATCTCGTTTTGGTTGTGCTGTGCAATAAGACTGGTGGCCGTTTCGTTTCTGTGCGTTCTGTTACGCCAGTAGCATTCGACACCGGTCTGCGCGCCTGCGCAAAGGACAAGAATTTCGGTGCCTACAATTCGCCGATCTTGGAGTCGTTTCGCAAGTATGGCAGCGACGGTCATTCGATCGCTTTGGTGTCCGCTCACAAGACGCGGCAGAAGGCCAATCTCGCCAAGAAGATGTTGGTTGAGAAGAATGCGACAAAAGCCATCGCTCTCAACTACAACCGCCCGGCCAAGAATATGCCGGTCACTGACTTCGCCTGGTATACTGAAGATCAGCTGAAGGAAATGGCAAAGGCCAAGCGCGCGGCGCGCAAGGCCAAGCCGGTTACTGCAACGATGACTGAGGCGAGTGCCTAATACTAGGGCGCCAGGAGAATACTTCTGGCGCCCACTGTAGTGGGATGTGTATCCTGCCTGATGAGCTCTAAAGAGCGAAACAGTATCTAGAAAGGGAACGGAATAATGGCAAAGGTAACGAAAGCGCAAAAGGACAAATGGCTGCTGGATATCAGCCGTTTACAATGCGAAATGATTATGTCTGTATCCTCTTACGGCTCACCGCTGGAGGAAGCAGCCTACAATCTAGGCCAAGCGTATGAGCGTCTGCGCGAGGTAGAAGTCAAAGAGCCCAAAGTGGGCTATAGTCTGCGCGGATGCAAAACAGCAGAAGAATTTGTTACTAGACTAGAGAATAACAAACGCAGAGTGAGCCGCAAGTAATTGCGGCTTAATGCACCGTATATACGCAAGTATATATGCCAGTCACAAGTCTGGATATTGTGTGTTAAGTCTAGAAAGGATAAGGAACAAATGGTAAAGCTAAATAATAGCGAAGCAACTATGTTGCTTGGGCAAGTAAAGAGCCACTGCATCGCGCTGAATAATTGGATTGCAACTGCGGTTGAATCCGATGATATTGGTCGTGCGAAAGAATTGATCAAAGAATTGCGTGAATATCAAGCGCTGTATTCTAAATTGAATGGCGCTATTAAGTATGGCGACTAGCAGAGTGGGCCGCAAGTAATTGCGGCTTAATGCACCGGTAGCAATACCGCCAGTCACAAGTCTGGATATTGTGTGTTAAGTCTAGAAAGGATAAGGAACATGGAAAAGCTTTATACAGTCGCCAGTTATGTGGGTGACCATCCTCTTGATAATCAAGATTGGTGGGGCGAAGGCTTCACTGATCTACAAGAGGCCATAACTGCGGCTCAGGATCAGCACCAGAAAATAGCAGTTAAGTTTGCCGATGTCTATACGATGGTGCTTGATTACGAGGCCATTGAGGCTGGCGAAGATGATGTTGTGTGGCTTATTCATCAGGACAAAGTGCGACTAGGTCAAGATGCAGAAGCATTCGCCAACTACTTGGCTACACGAGATGATGGGCCACCAGAATCTGTTTATGGAGCCACCAAATGACCAAACTATTCACAATATTTACCGCTATAGCGGCGCTCGCTGCTTGTGGTAATTTGAGTTTTGGATATGTCACCTTCATTATATTGTTCATTCCTCTTGGAATGATTGTAGCGCAAATCCGCAATTGATGTCTACTCCTGGCGCTAACCCCGCCAGGGGGCTTTAATGTAGCCTTTGCCCGTTGTAAGCCGGGATGAGAAATACAGAACAAAGCAAATCTAGAAAGGATAAGGAACATGGAAAAGCTTTATACAGTTGCCAGCTATATTGGTGACTTTCCTCTTGATAACCAAGACAGACGGCTGCGAAAACGTTACGGCAAGGTGCGCGGCCACCGCTTCACTGATCTACAAGAGGCCATAACTGCGGCGCAAGAACAACATCAGAAGATGTCTGTTCGGGATACCAACGTCTATACGATGGTGCTTGATTATGAGGCGGTTGAAACTGGTGGTGACGATGTTCTGTGGCTTATTCACCAAGACAAGATCAGGATTGGTGAAGATGCAGAAGCATTCGCCAACTATTTGGCCAGTCGCGAGGATTGATGTCTACTCCTGGCGCGCCGCGCCAGGAGCCTAATGTAGCCTTTGCCCGTCACAAGCCGGGATGCGAAATACAGAGTGGGAAATCTAGAAAGGAAAAGGAACAATGTATTTGCTACTATTGATTGCTGGCGGAATGCTGGCAATGGTATCCCTCATGTTCGATGTGGCTGTGGCCATTCTCTTTTGGTCGGTCGTTATCATGGGGACCATATTTCTGCTCAGAACTGCAGGGGTGTTGTAATATGCAAGTAACGTGGGCTGGCTCGACACCAGGTAAATGTGATGTCTGTTCGCGTGCTATCACTGCTGAATTCTACGATGCCCGAACAAAGATGGGACCGTGGGGTTGCCTTTGCCACAATTGCTTCAAGTCCCACGGTGTGGGACTTGGGCAAGGTAGAGGACAGCATTACCAAAAAATGGGCAGCGCTTGGGGGAAAGTCGATGGATAAGTTGCGATCCAAAGGTGCGTTGCGTGAGAGGCTCAGAGAACAGAAGAAGCAAAATGCCGACTTGTTGTCTGATCTTCAACTCTATACCAATCTGATCTTTGCTATCCAAGCTGCTCTGGCTACTAATGAAACTGGTGATGACCTAGTGTCTGTCGCTAGAGCGGCGCATCAAGCTGAACTCGTGATGAGTAAGATCACGAATATGGTTGATACCTATAACAATGCCGGTGACTGGGCTAATCTCCCTGACAAGGATTTCAGCTCCGTTTAGCCTATCCTTCCCGCGTCTAGGCGAGCGTAGCCGGACCTAGGCGCGGGAGCCTCCCGCTAGACGCCCTAGGACGGTCCTAGGGACCGTCTAGCGTCGGGTCCGGCGCCCTAGGCGCGCCGCTCTAGCCTACGCCTCTAGCGCGTTCTAAATCGCTATCCTAAGCCGGTAATGTAGCCAATGTCCGTAGGTCAAGCCGGAATGAAAAATACAGAGACCAGGCTAATCTAGAAAGGAACGGAACAATGGCGATGATTTGGATAATGGTGCATCCGCAGGCGACTCCAGATATGCTAGGATTCATTCCTAGCTTTCTGGATGAAAATGATCCGCGTTCCGCTAAGGAACAAATCCAGGCTAACTACATCAGTGGTTGGAACTCTTTCCAGGGCTTCAAGCTGGCGAAGGATGGCAACTTGCTGTATCCTGGTGATCCTCCAACTATGCTGCTCGCGATGACTCATTTACGGAGCGAAACTATCATGTTCTATGAACATGCTTGGTTGGTGATAATGCAAGGCGATGGGTCTTGGGATGTGGCGAGGTTGGACTAATGACGCCAGAAGAACTGAATCTGCGTCTAATACAGTTGCTGTCTGAAAACCGCAGGCTGCAACGACATATCAATGTTCAGATGATGACGATACTTGCCGGCTTGATCAAACGCCTCAAAAACAATGAGATTGAGGAGGCTGTGCAAGTAGTAATGGATGTGCATGAACTATACAAACGCAGAGTGACGGATGACTAGACTGGTGCGCTTAGGCTCTATCGTTCGGAGCCTAGGCGCGCTAGACTATACGCTAGTAATGTAGCCAATGGCGGTGGCCAGCCCGCAAGTAATACAGAGCCAAGGCAATCTAGGAAGGGACAGGAACAATGGAAGATGAGAAAAGATGACTGATTTATTTCCATATCTCGTTGCGCTTGCGGTCCTTGCTGTAATTGGTCTTATACTATGGTGTGCTGAAGGGCATAATGATGACTACTAGGGATCGAAACAAAGTCAAACTGCTTTGGGAACAAATTCTCAAAACAGTAAAACGCCCTGATATAGTGATGTTCATCCTCAGTGGGATGCTATTCGCTTTATCAATGATATGGCGAAACTAGCAGGTCCATTAATACACAACTAGTCTTGATTCCTCCTGGCCCGATCGTTATTGGCCAGGAGTGACCAGGACGTAGTGTTCTGGATGAGGAACAATGGAGAACAGAAATGAAACCTGATGATTGGGATAGTTTCTCAACAGATACAAAAGAGCAACTAGCCAAGGCATTATTCAATAGTCAGCGTGGACGTTTGATTATTGCGCAAGCCTTATCACACGCCATCTACAATATGCGCAAGATTGATTTCCCAGAGAAATCAAATATTGAAGATATGGAAATGCTTGGAGAAATATTATTTCAGCCTTGGTTCTCATTTTACCAGGATCAGTTAGATGCCGCCCGCTGATATTATGACAGTAACGATCAGCTTATACATGGCTGGATTTATCTTTGCTAGTCTAGCCATAGTATTTCTGGTATGGTTACTCCGTAAACTATGATGTGATTCCTCCTGGCCGACAATATAGGCCAGGAGCGACCACCTCATGGTGGGAACCTAGAAAGGAATGAATGATGAAGATACTAAACCACAATCTAAGTAATTTTTCATACGCCTTAAGTCTAAACTTATGGCGAGGCAAAGGATCACTTCATTGTATAGAGTTGTCCAATAAAGAAACACAGAAACTCATTACTCAAGTGACATCACCTAATTTCAAGACAACTCTGTGTAATGCTCAAAAAGATGCTAAAGATAATGTAAGATGCAATATTATAGTGATGTATGTTAGGTATGTTGTTGCTATATGTTTACTATCGGTCAGTGTCAATGCTCAAACTCTCAACTCAAGGAAAGACAGCATTGGACAAACGCACTTCGATGGCGTTGATCGGAATGGTAACCATTTCTCTGGTATTTCTCGCAGAGATAGCATTGGTCAAACTCATACTTCTATTCGTTCTGACAACAGGACAATAGAATGTCTTGGGCAGACTAATTCACTTGGCTATACTCGGCAGGAGTGTCACTAATGGTTACCAATCGGAAACTAAAATTGGTTGTCGAGAATTCACAGCCTCGCACCGGAACCAAATGGCAAGGATTGGACAACATTTTCATTCATCGCTCTCAAATCGAATTGGGAACGAAACTGCTCAATTTTGGTAGACTAGACCACGACAGCATTTGGGAAGTTCAAACGATATTCTCTGTGTTCAAGGAATCAGGACACAGAAAGTATCTGGACAATGTCAGCAAAATGCATGATTTTGTTGTATTGAAACGTATCGGCAGTAACGAAACACGACAGATGACGTTCATCAATCTATCCTATTCTGCTATATGGAGGCTGATGAACAAATAGCACAGGTTGACGGCGGCAGCGTATATATGAAATAATACGATCGTATATACGATAGTATATGTTTGAATATATACGCTGCTCCCGCCAGCGATAGTGCTGGATCTAGAAAGGAATGGAACGATGGAAAAGATTGATGAGGCGGAAATGATTCTGCGGAATAACAATTGCAGAATCACTTCGTTTCTCTCTAGCGGCACTACTCAATATGTGGTAAAGAAACACAAAATGAGTATATCGCCAAGCTACCTCAGTATAAAAGCATTGTGCAATTGGATAATCAACAATGAAACCCATATTGAGGAGGCGTAGTTGGAGAAAATATCAATCGAAAACAGTGAATGGGGTGTTCCGCATGACGATCACGAATGCGGTCCGTGCACTGCGTGTTGCACTTGGCTAGGTATTGAAGAACTCAAGAAGTATACTGGACAAAAATGTAAACATCTCCGCAGCGCAGTATATACTAACAAGCGCTGTGGGATATATCTTTCTCGGCCAGAAGCATGTTCAACCTATAAATGTGTATGGCGAGAGGGATGGGGGCCAAAAGATATACGACCTCATGAGTCCGGTATATTGATAACTGCTTATCCATCTGATGATGGAGTCAAGGTCAACTTTACTGTGACTGTATTTGACTTGGAGAAAGCCAAACCACACTACAATAAAGTAGTAACGGCATTGGCTACACTTGACAATACTGAGGAAGTGAGGCTGATCTTTTACAAAGAAAAGAATGCTTTGCTTTTCAAGGATGGCAAGATTTATGCTTGCAAGCTATTACCGGCAAAAGGCTATGAAGAATTGACATTCGTAGCGCAAGATGTGCCTGTAGGAACATACTACACTTATCAGGAGAAATGAGTGGCCAAGAAACCAGCTAAGAAAGAATCAGAAACCGACAAGAAGATTAGATTGTTGGTGAATCGAATCAAAAGGCTTGAGAAACAAGTCCAAGAATTGGAGAGAGAAATAACACGCCGAGACTTGGATGAAATTACTGAAGTGAAAGAGAAATTGAACGCGCCTATTGCAAAGTAACATTTGGCGCCAGGAGGATGCTTCTGGCGTCGCTTTGCTCAATTCGAGCACGAAAGGAATGGAACGATGGACAAAAGAGAAAATAGCGGGGTTTACTTTCCGAAATACCGCGTCTATACTCTCTTCTGTGGACACGCAGACTTCACCTTGGGAGATCAATGTTTGTAAGTAACAACTAATGTTGATCTCCCTTTTTGTCCACACAAACAGAGGGAGTTACAATGGACAGAAACGATCGAATTGATCAACTAACAAATCTTGCTATGCAAATGAGGGAGAAACAAAAATCAATAGATAGATTGAAAACGTTACTTGACAAAGAACAGTATGAATTCGACACTATATCCTCTCGTGAAATCCCTATACTTATGGCTGAACTAAGGATGAAAACTTTCACCTTAGATGACGGAACATACTTTGCAGTTGTTCCTGTATTGAAGGTCACTGCGCCTAAAGATAGGATGGATGACATTGATGAATGGTTAAGTAACAATGGCCATCCAGGTATGGTCAAGACAAATATTGACGTTAGCCTTCCGAAAGCGTCAGAGAGACTTCCAGAGATCACTCAAACCTTAACCAAGATGGGGATAGACTATCAAGTAACAAAAGCGATACACTATATGACGCTCAATAAATGGGCAAGAGAAATGGAGACTGAAGGGATGGTAATACCTGAGGACTTGTTTAGTGTGTTCCGTAGCAATAAAACGATCATTGAGTGAGGTGTAAAATGGTCAAGCGTGTTAGTCGTATGGACTCGGCAACAGAACAACTGCCAGTAGCATTGTCAGCAGAAGAGGAGATGCTGGCGAAACTTGCTCAGAAGAACAGCAAGTTTGATCGTAATGAGCAAGTAATACCTAGACTAAAGATACTACAGCCTTTGAGCCCTGAAGTGCAGGATGGCAATAATCAATACATCGAGGGCGCCAAGCCCGGAATGTTTTACAATACTGCTTCTGGTAGACTTACTCCTGGCCAGGAGGGTATCGTTGCAGTAATTGTTGGACACCAGAAACAAACTATTGAATGGATGCCACGAGAGCAAGGTGGTGGTCTTGTAAAGATTTGGGGTGCGGATGAAGGTTGGAAGAATAACTGCACCGCTGAAGAGCGGGAAAAGCTCAATCCAGTAACAAAGGATGGCCATACAATTGACAAGCAAAGGTCATTCTTGATTTACGATGTCAACCCAAATACTGGAGAAACTGACCCCAGTTACTTCAACTTCCGTAGCACTGGCAATCGAGCCGCTAACCAGCTAGCCTCAATGCTAACTCAAACCAGAATGAAGTTGAGTAATGGAACGATCATTACTCCGCCATTCTATTACTTCACATACAAGATTACTTTGGATAAGCTCAGTAACAATAAGGGCACTTGGTGGTCTCCAAAGATTGTGAAGAATGTTGGTTCTAAAGGAGAACATCTTCGCACCAAGGATTTACCCAATGGAGATGAAATCTTCCAACAGGCTATTCTTATGCAGGAACATTTCATGGAAGGCGGTATTGCCCAAGCGGATTGGGAAGCGCCAACAGAAACCAACAGTATTGATAATGACAAAATAACATTCTAAACAGGATAGAGGTTCTGAGGGCTTATACACATGACGGGTGCGCATGGCGACATGGCTATCTTCCCTAATAATTGTGGTTCCTCTGATGTAGTGTTCACCACAATTGCATGGGTAAACTTACCTCAGGTAAAATATTCTAAGTAAAGATAGCCGCACCCACTAATCCATACATAAGGAAATCACACCATGGCAACGCCGGTCAACTACACTGAAATTGTTCACAGTATTGATGAACGATTGGCTAAGATTGAGAAGATGATTACTGCTATCTATAACGATGAGGAGCCTCCATCAGCATCTCCAGTAATGCCAAGGAAATCTTTCGACAATAATAAATCTAGAGATGAAATGACTGCTGAAGAGGAAGTCAGGGCTTACGGCCAGCAGATACCCTACAATTTGCTCGATGAACCTCATGAAGTTGTTGAGTTCCAACAGTTTCTTTACGAGTGCAAGACTAAGTATCGCCAGAAACTATACGACAAAGAATTGGAGATGGTGGACTATGCTGATAAAGGATTTGATGATGTTAGATTATCAAATCGACATCTTGTTACGATGAAGAAGATATATCTCAAAGTAATGGGAAAGGTTTGGCCATTTCATACCAAGTCAGGATACATGTATAAGCTTGATCCATATGCACCATATTGGGAGTGGATTCAATGATCATACTAGGAGCAGGCCTGAGCGGCTTATTGGCCGCTAGGAGCTTACAACAATTCAAACCCATTATTGTGGAGAAACAACCATCACTTCCCAATAATCACAGTGCTCTATTGCGCTTCCGTAGCAATGAGGTGGCCCAAATTACTGGGCTTCCTTTCAAAGAAGTCAATGTCTATAAGGGTGTGCTGACCGAGAGCGGAACCATAACTAATACGCCAACGATACGTGATTTCAATGCCTATTCCATAAAGGCTACATGTCAAGTATCGGAGCGGTCTATTATCAATCTAACGCCATCGAAACGATACATTGCTCCTGGCGGGCTAGTCGCAGCATTGAGTAACAATATACACATCCAATACAATACGGATGCGAAAGATTTGGTCTATACTGCGGATGGTCCGATCATCTCTACAATACCAATGCCGGAACTAATGATTATGCTAGAGTATCCTCACGCTATTCCTTTCCAATACAAACCAATTTGGACGGTCAATATAGAGTTGGCGAATGTCGATGTCTACCAGACGTTGTATGTTCCTTATATTGATAGTCATCCGTATCGAGTGAGTATTACTGGTAACAAAATGACGATGGAATTTGCTACCGAACCATTAGCGGATCACCAAGAATTAGTGGAATACTACATGGACTTGTTGTTGCCCAACTGGTATCACGCTAACGTTTATATCAAAATTCGGCGTGACCATGATGTCCAGCTGCCGATATTAAAGCTACAAGACTACGGCAAGATTATTCCGGTGTCGGATGATCTAAGACAGTCATTCATGCTATGGGCCACCGATAATCATAATGTATATTCATTGGGAAGATACGCTACTTGGAGACAAATACTATTGGATGACTTGGTAAAAGACTTACGAATGATAACGAAATGGATCGTTCAACGTAACGCCTATGACCGCAGAAAGGAAATCACACAATGAGATATAATCCAAATAGTATACATTATAAATACGGTATTGAAAATCAAAAATACCATAAAGAAATACTTGCTTTCGGTCGATGTCATAATAGAGTGAGAGATGGAAAAGTTTCGTTTATAGAATGGCCCAGAGACAAAGAAGGCTTTATTCAATTTCTCCTGGCGGTCGGACCTATTCCTGAAACTATGGAAAAGCCAAGCATAGGTAGAATTGACCACAGCAAAGGTTATATTGCTGGAAATATTCAATGGGAAGAACATCGCATTAATTCAGGTAAGACTATAAGAACAAACTATACAAATAGTAAACCGCATATACCCAAATTCAAAAGAGGAACACCAGAATGGATAGAACATCAAAGAGAAGCAACAATGAAACGATGGAGCAATCCAAATGCTAGGAAAGAAATGTCAGAGCGAATGAAAGGCAACAACTACAATCGCTTCAGTCAGAAAGGGTAATACAATGAAAGTATCTCTCATCTCTTATACTCCAGATGCGGTTGAACTAATGATCTTTACGAAAAATACAAGATTGAATATGAATCCAAAAGGATTAGATGAAATCAAATCTTGGCCTCGCGAAAAGAAAATGGAAGAATTGAAATATATGTCTACAACCATACCGAGCAGTTGGGAGTTCAGTTCTCTGACGTTCTGTATTGAAGGTGTATCGCGTGCCTTTACTCATCAATTGGTAAGAACAAGAACAGCTTCATTTGCCCAACAGGCTATGCGTATAGTTGATATGACTGATTTCGAATACCATACTGGACCGTCTATTAAGGGCAATGCCCAGGCGAGATATGATCAGTCTATGGATGACATTAGTGAAACGTATCGTGAATTGATAAATATGGGTGCTAAACCTGAAGATGCTCGTGGTGTGTTGCCTACCGATATTCTCACCAATATCTGTATGAAGATGAACCTCAGAGCATTTTCTGATCTAGTCAAGAAACGTTCTAGCCCAAGAGTTCAAGATGAATACGCTCAAGTATTGAAATTGATGGTAGAGGAAGTATTGAAAATATGGCCTTGGGCACTAACGTTTATCATGCCTAGACATAGCGATGCTTTTACGGCATTGGGACGTTACTTCACTATTCAACTGAACAAAGAGGTGAAAGAAACGGGCAAATCACAAAACGAAACTGAGGCTTGGGCAGCAATGAAATATCTTGATATACTGCGCCAGGAGTAATGAACATGTATGTAATAATAGCCGGCAATCCACTAACTGGTTACGACATATACGGAACATTTCCAGATGAAGGGGCAGCACAAGAATATGGTGAAATAAACCTAACGGAATATTGGGTAATCGAACTAACGCCACCAGAAGATGGGGAGATAGATGAATGAAGATGGTTCCTGCTATGTTATTAGAGGCGGCTGATCTATATAATCATAAGAACAAAATGTATGGAGACAGTTACAAAAGGACAGGAGAATTATTGACATTGTTATTTCCTAATGGAGTATCATTAAGGAATGCGAGTGATTATAATAGATTTTCAGTTCTCACTCTAATACTAGGCAAGATAACCCGTTATGTAAATACTTGGGAGGGAGGAAGTGATGAAGATACCTTGACTGATCTTTCTGTATATGCTATGATGCTTAATGAACTTGACGGTGAAAGTATTGAAGAATGATCATCTTTATGGACACAGAGACTACTGGCCTAACAGCAATCGAAGCTGCAGACCTATCTAACCAACCCCATATAGTTGAAATATCTTGTGTAAAGACAAACTATGAATTCGATGTATTTGCAAGATTGTCAACTTTAGTTAAGCCTCCAATACAAATACCAGATGAAGTAATCAAGATACATCATATCACTAATGAAGATGTTTCCGGCCAGAAGCCATTTGCAGGACACTATAGACAACTAGCCAATTTCTTTGTTGGAGTAACACATCTAATA